TTAATCTGTAGTATAATAGTATCTATGAAAATTAAAACAAGAAAATTTCAAAAGAATGGCCAAGTGGCCGCAGTTGACGACAAGTACACCGGATTTGAACCCTCATGGGCTAACGTCAACACTAAAGAAGCATACGACAAAAAACTATCGTCTGCACTTAACTTTTACAACTACTACCTTGATCGCGATGACTACATCCCAATCATTCATGACTATATGCTTACTCAAGGATATGATCAGAAGGACTGTAAGCTTATCCAAAAGGTGCCTAAAACTGCAGGTGAAGTAATGATTACTGGTAAGCTATGTCGAATGTTCAACATGGGCTCACCAGACTATTATAACTATAAAAAAGTTGTAAAGACTAACATCAGCCTAATGCTTAATCAAGCCGAATTAGTAAAAGAAACTAAAAAGGTGGTTGATCCTAACGCTAAGCCAAAGCCTAACGTTCATGAAATCATGAAAGAAAAGGTAAGGAACACTATATTATGCGAACTCGAAAGTATGCTTGACACATGGTGCACAAGCGACACAAAGGTAGTTAAGTTTCCATTAGCTACTGTTATGCGTGGTGAAAACATTCCAGTTTCAGCGACAGGTGAAGTCAAACAATGGTTGACTAAACAGCGTAATGAGTACAACGAAGCTTTTGAAAAGACGTGTGATCAAATGGTCGAAGGATATTCTTATCTAGGTAAGCCAGGATTACGTAATCGTATTAAAGCGCTTGATGATATGCTTAATGAATTAGTACTCTATAAGTCAAGTAAAGCTTCAGCCCGTAAACCACGTGTTAAGAAGCCTAAATCAGCGATTAAGCAGATTCAAAGGTTGAAATACCTAAAGGAATCGAAAGATCACGCGATACAATCGTGTGATCCTACACGAATCATTGGTGCGAATAAATTCTTCGCCTTTAATACAAAGTATCGTAGACTTACGGTGTTCAACGCCAATAATCGCGATGGCTTTACGGTAAGTGGCACGTCAATTAAAAACTTTGATGAAACAACCTCTTTTGCTCTTACACTACGTAAGCCAGAGGACTACCTTCCAATAATCGCTGCAAGGACAGAAAAACAAATTGAGAAAGCGCTCAACGAGTTAAAGACAAAGCGTAAATCCGCGAATGGTAGGATTAACCAAGACACCATTCTAATAAGAGCGCTATGAGTAAAAAACAAGCGGTGGTAATTAAACCATCAATCACTAAAGAAGAATTACGTTTACAGGTTGAAAAGCTAGTATCACACGATGGAATGACTTACACTGAAGCTATTATTGAAATATGCGAAAGAAAGCAGATCGATCCAGCTGACATGGCTAAGCTCGTCAAAGGACCACTTAAACTTAAGCTAGAAGTCGAAGCAATGGATAGGAATATAATTAAACGTACGACTAGCACACTCTTTTAATGGATGGTTATCAAACATATCAGATCTACCAATCTCTTAAACTACACTTTACATCTGATTATGATGCAGTAAAGTATAACTACAGAACTGCCGTCAAGCGCGACACTTTTGAACGTCGTCGTGATAGATACTTTTTCGAGAAACTCTCTCGAAGATTCAATAAGGAAAAACTAATACACTACTTCACATCTAATCTTATTCAAAATCCAAGTGTTTGGATTGGCGATATGACTGATGAAATATATAATGCTTATATCGCACGGTACGACAAGTTAACATATATGTTATCCCAAGATATGAACCTAATGAGTGATAAAGGGTATTCGTTTGACCAATTATGTACAACCTCTGACGACAACACAACTAACGTCTTTCTTGAATCACTCAGGACTGACGAGATTCATCTTGAATCTGTGGTGTTAGTGGATATAATGGTCAACTTCCTTAACCGCCTGAAGAGTGATCTGAGTGATCCTCTAGGTATAAATAAAGACTTGATTGATTTGTTATTAAAATACAAGTTGATCATGCTGCAAAGTCCATTGCCTCATAACAAGCTGAAAGAAAAGGTGCTAAACACCTTTACAAATAAGTAAACTTAGGGTAATATAGACTTTGTCAGTAACTAACAATACAATGCAATACTAAAATAAATACAAGGAAATATATATGTCGTTCGCAAATATGAAACAAAATCGCAATGATGCGATTTCTAAACTGGTAGCAGCATCGTCTGCTAACAGCGAAAAGAAGAGCTACGGTGATGACCGAATGTGGAAACCCACTGTAGACAAAGCAGGTAATGGCTATGCCGTTATTCGCTTCCTACCCGCAGGAGAAGGTGAAGAGCTTCCGTGGGTACGTTATTGGGATCATGGCTTCAAAGGAAGCACTGGTCGCTGGTACATCGAAAAGTCATTGACTTCCATCGGTCAACAAGATCCTGTATCTGAACTCAACTCACAGTTGTGGAACTCAGGTCGTGATGAAGACAAGGAAACAGCACGTCAGCGTAAGCGTCGTCTACACCACGTCTCCAACATTCTTGTTGTCTCTGATTCTGCTAATCCTGAAAATGAAGGTAAGGTATTCCTTTATGAATACGGTAAGAAGATCATGGACAAGATCATGGATGTAATGCAGCCTCAGTTTGCTGACGAAACTCCAGTCAATCCATTTGACTTTTGGGGTGGTGCAAACTTCAAGCTTAAGATTCGTCAAGTTGAAGGCTATCGTAACTACGATAAGTCTGAATTTGATTCAGCTACTGAACTATTTGGTGGCGATGAAGCACAGCTTGAAGAAGTATACAATAAGCTTTATAAGCTAAGTGAATTCACTGATGCTGAAAGCTATAAAGAATATAGTGAATTGAAAAAGAAACTATATGAAGTAATTGGTGAAGCAGATGTGGCAAACACATTTACAACTGCTCAAAACATTGAGCTTAACACCACAAAAGAACCGGTGACGTCCAATTCGGTTGAGTCTTCAATGGACGAGGTAGGCCCGACAGCCTCAAGCGGAAGTGATGCAAGTGTAACATCTGATGATTCAGAAGATACGCTAAGTTACTTTGCTAAGTTAGCGCAGTCTTAATAGTAGGGTTGAGCCAAGTCCTAACGCTTCAGAGGAGTGGTCTTTATGGCCACTCCTTTTTTAGCTAAACGCAGGTGATACTGTGCCGGCACCATCATCAGCGATGTTTGTTTCGTTTAGAGTGGTTTGATTTACATTCGTCGACGATATTGACGAATTATCATAATAGTTATTAATAATTGTAGGTGCGGCCTGTGCTGCAGCAGATTGAGCGGCTGCATTATCTATAGTTCCCATTTGAATACTTAAGCCTGTGAGTTTTTCCAGTTTAGACATGTCAAGATTATCTAATCCGTCTTCGATCTCTTCAAAATAATTCTTGGCTGCGTCTGCAGCCAATTCCAATTCATCTCTCATTTCTGATTTAGAACCGCGGAAGCCAAAGCCGAAAATGCGAGCTTGGGCAATCCTACTAAGCGCGCCGTTGATGTCATCGGCAACATCTACAAGATCATCCAGTAAGCCCTCCTTAAGAGCTTGTAATGTCGTCTCCAAAGTATCAGGCAACTTTTCTAATGGCCTTAAGCCTCTTTCTAAATCTGGCCCAAGACCGGCAATTATTTTCAATTTATCAATTGGACTTTCAGCACCAAATAGTTTAGCAAATCCATCTCCAATTGATCCTAGTATTGAACCAACTGAACCTCCAGCACCAAATGCTGCAAGGGCGCCGCCAACTGCTAAAATACCTTTTGCTGTAGCTTGTAACGCCTCACCATCTAATTTTGCGATTTCTTTTACTTCATTCGCGATAGTTTGAATAAGACCACCAATTGCTGCAGCACCTCGTTCAAAGGCAGTAGTTAATGTATCAACTGTACCTGCTATAAATCCTTCAACTATTTCAGCCATAGAACCAAAGTTCTCGACTAAACCATCAATAAAGGCGTTAACGATAGGTTGAAATTGTCTAAGTGCTGGCATTACGTGTTCGTTTATCGCAGCCGCAAACATTTCAAAAGCTTTAGCGGCGGGCAACATAGCAAGAGCCAATACCGCAATCGCGGCCGCACCAATCAATATCGCAGGAGAAGCTAAGCTTAAAGCTGCAGCTGCAATAGTTAAACCTGCTAATACTGTTAATCCTACTGCTACTGCAGACCACGTAACTTCACCAAATTCTTGAAATGCAATGGCCGCTGGAATTAAGGCTACACCTATTGCTGCGATTGCGAGAGCGCCTTTTATTATTTTACCAAAGTTCTTGCCGAGGTATTTAAATCCTCCTCCTATACCTTTGAGTAGACCACCTATTCCTTCACCTAAGCCTCTACCCATTTTACCAAGTATGCCTAACTTGCCGCTCGCCTTTATATCAGGGCCACCACCACCTCCGCCACTCTCAAGGGCTTCAGCAATACGTACTAATAGTTTACGCGATTCTTTTTTCTCTTCTATATCACCTAAATTATCACCACCATCTTCGGCAACTGTATTTATGTTTAAACCAGAATCTGTAAGATCATCAAGTGAATTTTCAATTGCTGTCAACGAAAGTTGTATATCTATTAATTCGTCTAATGCTACATTAACTCCAATTAGCTCACTGATGACATCTTTCATCACTTCTTCAAGGCCAGCTAACGTCTTTTGTTCTTTTCTATTCTTAAAGAAATTACCAATGCCACTAAAACCCTTTTTAATCGACTCGAAGGGAGACATGAGCGTGTCTTTTAAACTACTAAACGGCGCCTTTATAGCACCGGTTATATTAGAAAAGGTGCCCGTAATACTGTCTTTCAAATTAGTAAATGGAGCTTTAATCTTTTCACCAAGCGATTTCAAACTTAAGGCATTAGCGGCCGCAGCCAACTTACCATCTCCTTTAGTTGGTACATTGTCAATTTTCTTTTCAATGTCTTGCAGTTTATTAACTACATCGCTTAATGTTTTATCTGCCATTTTACTTTAATTTAGAATTTTGTTGTTGTATTCTTTTGTTCTCTTCTTGGATGTGTTCCATTAACAATGAAACGTATATTTGCCTCTCCCACGGTATCATATTGTCAAGTTCTGTTAAACTATATTTATGGTGTTGAGCCATAGAAAAGTTAGTTTGATAGTGATTTGCTAAAGAATCATGCGACAGGCCTAGGTAAAAAAACTCTGTAATCCCTCCAATACTACTGTGTTAATGTGACCACACTCTACACACTTGAACTCAATAGTATGTGAAAGCTTTGGTTGGTTAGTTAAATATTCTTGAATCATTTCAATCTGATAATGATTTAAAGACTCAATAAATTCGCGTAAATCTTTTTCAGGCGTGTCTTTTGCAAGATAAACATTATCGGCATCATAAATTGAATCAACAATGACACAAATGTTTTTAATAATGTCTTCACTAGCATCGACCAAAGCCATAGTATCTAATGACAATGGTTTAAGCACTACACCGATATCATCTGTAAGAGCAATTCGATTGCTTACTTTCTTTTCAGGGTACTTTACTTCGATATCCATTAAGTTAATTTGGACATCGTTTTCAACGCCATCCTTTTCACACTTAAACTTAAGATCAGCAGTCTCGCCTACGCTAACTGCTCGTAATCGCA